CAGGTCTATATCCCTTTGGCCTGTTAGCTTGTAGCATTACTTCTCTGAATGAATCTCTTTCGGTTTCAGGTAATGTTCTTATAGTATCTTTTTTAGCAAAATTATAAATTTGTGCAAGAGCATCATCATGATATAGTCTTCCCTCTGGCAAATTTTTTGCAGCATCAAGAAGTCTTCTCTTAAATATTTTTTTCTGAGTTTCGGTTAATCCTGGGAGATATTTAAATAATCTTTCATTTCTAGCGTCTAATGCCCTTAGTATCTCTGATCTTGATAAACCTCTCTTGCCCAATCTCAAAGCCTGATTTTCTTCATCATATAGGCCAAGAATATTTCTATCAAAAACTTCTACTGGGTGATCTGGCAATGCCCTTGCAAGTTCTTTTGTTCCCTTTGGAACATGTGCACCGTACATATCTGGAAGCTCATGTGCAAGTGCAGGCATTGATAAGCTTGCATGCGCTCCTACTGGGCCTCTAGTTTTATCTATTGATAATTCATTAAGCTTATCTAATAGCGGTACTCCAAGCAGGTCTACCGCTTTTTTTCTTAATACATATTCCCCTTCTGTAAGCCATGCTGGAACTGTATCTGTTCCGCTTGGGCCTCCGCCAGCCATGTATACTGGTCCGCCCTGTGCAAGTCTTCTTGGGATAGTTGTTTCTGTGCTATATGGAGCACCAAATGTTTTTACACCTAAGCCTTGTGCAATCTTATTTAAAAGATTTCTAGTTCTTCCTGGACGTGCCAATTCTTTCATATTTGACTTTCCAGCATTGTTAACGATTGGCTGGTTAAGCAGTGGAACAGATGTTAAATTAATACTTCTACCTTGCTGTCCTGCAATATCTACCGCAGCTCCTGCAAGCATATTTTCTACCTGTGAATTTAAAGCAATAATTTTTGCTTTTGCTTGATCAACCTGTATCTTGCCCGCTTGTAGATCTGCAACAATTGCAGCAGATTCTTTTGCAGCATTCTGAACTAAATCTGTCATTGTAGGTAGAAGCGCTTGATATGAGTCTGAAAGTTCAGTAGTTATTAAACCAGTTCTTGCCACTTCTTGCTTAAGCAATTTAATTTCTGCTTCTGACTGCATTGCTAATGCACCAGTCATTGCATGCCACTTAGCAGCTTCTTCCGCTACAACTCCTGTAGATACACCCTTTATAGATGTGACTCCCTCTATCTTTGGAAGATCTCCAGACATATACATTTGTGGATTATTGCTAATCTTTTGATTTACTTTTGGAGCACCAGGCACTACTCCAAATATTGTTTGAGCAGATCTTTGATCAATTGTCATTCCTGCAACAGGATTCATATGAGACATTGAGCGTGTATCTTGTGCAGATAATAGTGGGTGATTTGGATTTACTTGTCTTCCGCCTGCTGCAACAACTGTTCCAGCCATTGTTGTAAATGCTGGTGCTGTTGAAATTGCTCCTGATCTTGCTTTTGCTTCAAGTATTGAAAGTTCTGCAATCAATCCTTCAATAGATGTTTTTAATACTGTTGCTGCTTTAGCATCATTATAAAATGTAGATTCAATTAAACTTCCAGCTTTATTTGCAGCAATAATTTCTGGAGTAAGCATCTTCCAGCCTTCTCCGCCCTTAAATAAAGATTTAAAGTGTGAAGCACCTTTAATAATATAACCAAAAAAGTTTGCAAGCACACCAGTCAACATGATGACTGGCCCGATAATAGCTGTAAGACCCGTTACAAATGTTAAAATAGTTTTAACTGGTGCTGGCAATTTACCAACAAATTTTACAATACTATCTGTAACATTAATAAAGAATGTTTGAACCTTTAAGAATTCTTCGCCTATCCCAGCAAGGTCTGCCTTTAATCCTTCTACCGCTCTCTTATACTTTCCAGATGCCGACTCTGTAACCATCCCTAATTCTCGGCTGGCAACATTTGCAAGATCTTGTGAACTTGCTTTCATCAAGTCCATAACCTGTAGCGTCTGGCTTCCTTGCTTTCCTAAATTCTCAAATAGGGCATTCATACGAGCAAATTGGAATTTACCAAATAATTGTTCGATTGCCTGTTGTTTCTGCAACGGATTTAACTTATCAAGAGCAGATTGTAAATCTAAAATTGTTTGTGTAAGATTACCAGCGTTGTCATTTACAATTCCCTTAAGGTCAATTCCAAACCCGTTAAACATTTCTGTTGCAACTTTGGTTGGATTAATTAAAGATGCAAGAGCAGACTTAAGAGCATTTGCTCCTTCTGCAGCATTAACTCCTCCTTCTTTCATTGCTGTTAGATAGAGAGCTAGGTCTTTTACGCTTCCGCCCATTCCTTGAATAACTGGACCAGCTTTTGGAATTGCTTCAATCAAATCTCCCAAACTTGTTGATGTTTGGTTTTCAACTGCGTTAAGGAAGTTAATAGATTCAGATAGCTGATCTGTATTTTGTTTAAATGCATTTTGAATTGCCAGGGTAGCCTTCATAGCATCTTGTCTATCAACTTCACCCAAAACGGCAAGTCTACTTGTTTCTTTTATTGATCCTAGTAATTCATTTCCTGTTTTACCAGTTGCTGCTATATCTGCAGCTAAAGATATTGTATCTTTGAAAGATGTTCCATATGACTTTGATAATTCTTTTGCTGTTGCAGAAACCTCATTTCTAATCTTACTTAAATCAGATGAAGATGTTGCGGCAAGGCCACCATAAACCTTTGTAAGTCTTGTAAGTTCAGCATCTGCTTCTCTAAATGATTTTGCCGCCGCTGCTCCAAAGGCTGCAAGTGGAACTGTCAAACCTACTGTTAACTGACGTCCTGCCCATTGGGTATTCTTACCCCAGTTAATAAGCTGAACTCCACCATCTTGAATAACCTTATTCATGATCTGAAGTTCTTGTCTTGCTAATGCAGTCTTATTCTTTACAGCATCCAAACCTTGTGGAATATGTACGTTATATTGCATCAACCCTTGAGCATTTTTGCCCAAGGGTTGTACGATTGCATTTTGTAGTGCTACTTGCTGCTTAGCAAGTTCTCTAATTAATCCGCCTGATGTTTTAGTATGATCTTGGAATGTTCTAAAATAATCACGAAGCTTTAGTTGCCCCGCATCTAGGTTCTTTCCAAATTTTTCTACATCAGATGTTAATGTTACAAAGTGTGTTGAGAATTGTCCAGTTCTTCTTAGGTTTTCAGCAAAGGCTCTGTTCATTACAGCAACTTGATTTGCAAGTTTTGCATCAGATGCAATTATCTGTGCCTGTAATTTAGATAGTGAGGCTGCGACCCTATTGACATCTGCAATAAGGCCTGAGAAATCGGCATTAGCGACTATATTAGTTACTATGTTCTCATCAGCCATTTATCAGTAGTTACTCCTTAACATATCCTAATCCTGCTCCAATTCCAAATCCAGCTTTTTCTGCAAACTGACCTTGTAGTGAAACAACGTCTTCTCCGCTTGCAGTTATTCCTAAAGCTCTTCTTTGGATATCTTCAAAGGTAGAACTGTTTTCTTTTTCTTCTTCTCCCTCTAAGTTAATACCTTTAAGACTTGCGGTAAACTTTCTGCTTTCCGTTTCCTTCTTTGATATTGCTTTTAGAGTTTGAATAAGTTCTGGCATTGAAAGATTTTCTTCTAGTTCTTCATAATTTCGCCAATGTCCTAAAAGAAAAACTTCCCCTTCTAAAGCGGCTAGATCTAGTTCATCCCAGCTAGAACCGCCGCCTGAGTTAAATTTGCGGACTCATCATCCATCTTAATTCCACCACAAACTTCTAGAATTCTATTAATTGTTGGAATGTCCAATGCATCTTCAAACGCATCTTTATCTTTAACAAGATCTGGAAGTTGCTTTTCTAGTGCAACTCCACATGCCTCAATAAGTACATCTAGTGATTCGGCTTGATCTGTAGCCGAAGCAGTCTTTTGAATTACTGCCATAAACTTTCTTAGTTCTTTAATTGATAGTGGTTTCAACTGAACAGTTGATCCATTTTGTAGCTTTATTTCTTCTACGCTATATATTGTAGTAGCCAATTTATCCTCCTAGGATTGTCTTAATTATTATAACATATAGGTATTATCTACACAAATGAAAAACCCCCAGTTTCCTGGGGGTTCTCATTAATAAATTAAATTTATTATGCTACCAATACACGGTCAATAATCTTGCCGTATTCTGAGCCAGAGTAGTTAGCATCTGGAAGGAGACGGAATGTTACTGGGAATGTAGTTGCGGTGGTACGTGCAAGAGAGTGCTGTGACTGTTGTACAGACAAAACACGACGTGCATAGTATACACGCTCAGTTGATGTTGCACCTGCTGTTGGAGCTTGTCCAACTGCGATCAATTGACGCTCTGTTGGAGCTGATCCAAGTGATCCTGCAGCCAAACCTAGTTCTTGCTTCTGGGTCTGTCCTGTGCCTGTTACTGATGAAAGTGTACTTGAAGTTTGTCCGAACACTGTTACAATGTTCTCTAGAGTTCCTTCTGACATTTCTGTTGCGATCATAACTTCCATTGCAGACTTGAAAAGCTTAGCTGTATCAAGTAGCTGGTCAACGGTTACTGAATCGTATGTTGGGTTGTATGTAATTTGAAGACCATTGTTAGTAAAACCAACGTTACGGTATCCAAAAAGTCCTGCTGTTTGGTTAACAGAGTTAAGTGTAGTTGCATATGAAACTCCATTTGCAAAAGCTGGAACTCCAACTGTGCTTGCGCCTGAAGCGATTGCTACACCTGCTTCTGCGTTAGCGATGTAATCTGAATCGTTAATGTCAACGTTTGACAAGAACAATGGAGATGCGCCAACGAGAATATTTTTAGCATTACCTACGGATTGTGCCATAGTTATTTTCCTCCTATTTCAAAAATATATATATATATTGTTGTAAATCATTAAATCTTGGCTGGCTAGGCCCTTCCCTCTATGTCTAATAATAGAGTATAATGCGCCCAAAGGCAAATTATAGGAATCTGCCTACTGAGTCTAAGAATCGTGCATACTTAACCTCAAGTACCACGTCTGCAGATAAAAATCCCTGTAGCTCCTCAGAAGGAGATGTTGGGGATATGTCAGCAATAAATATGCTGAAGAACTTAAATTTCTTGGATATGCCAGAATAGGCATTTGTATCTCTAGCCGAATCATCCATTCTTCTAAATAGATCAGTCATTAAGTTCCTAATTTCATTAATCTCAGAAACATCTGTTGAATAAATTGTGAATAAAACTTGCTCGCAGCATATAGCCCAGTTATCCTCGTATGAGAGACCTATCTTGTCATAGACAATATGTTTCTTCCCGCTCAAAAATTGATTTAGTTCTGGAGCCTGTTGGACTGGAATTATAGGAATAATTTCCTGACCAATATTGTCTGAGTAATAATCTGTTGCTGTAAAAATTTTATTTAAAATCAATTGTGACCATAGAAATTTTCTTAGGTCTAGCATCATGTCTGCTTTATAATCTACTGTCATGACATACCTCCAAAGGCTGCTGCTACTGCTGACTCTGCCTGCATATTTAAAGTGTTTGGCGAGAATGAGTATTTAACTCTTTTAATATCTGATGGTAATTTCATGGCTTTAGATAAAGATGAATTAAATAGTCGTTGAAAACCTGATTTCTTAATTGATAGATTAACAAGATTGCCTGTAAAAAATCTTGCATATGCTATTTGGAATCTTCCTGTAGATGCACCGCCACCAGGCTTTGTAACGGTCACAGAGGCTCCTTTAGGCATATATACTACTCCAGTATTAGTTTCAAATACTAGGCGCTCTGCTGACCTTGGGCGGATTGTAAGAGGCATTCCAGCTTCCATCACAGACGCTTTATTAATAAATACGTGTCTTCTTCTACCAAATTTATTTGGTACAGATGATTTAGATGGCAAAAATGTTGAATTAATTTTAAAAGATAAACCATCTGCAGAAGCAATATTTAATTTAAATAATCTAGATCCTGGATTTCCTATTTTATTCCATTCATACACATGGTGTAATGATTTTGGATTTACTCTTGCCTGAGAATCAACATATAGCCCAAAATCCTGTTCAAGCTGTTTAAATATTACAGATTGAAATTTTGATTGAAATTGTTTATTAGTTGTAACTTTAGATACAACTTGAGCCTGATAATATATTGCCGCCGATATTTGAGCCACAACACTGTCTTTTAAAATTGCACCAGATGTACCAGCAAGGTTCTTTTCTAACCCGCTGGCCGCAGCAACCAATACAGAACTATTGTCCAATTGTCTGGTTCTCCGATCTCTTTACTGTTGAGTTATATCCAACAACTCCACCTAGAGGATCTGTCATTGGTGTTGTACCCATTAATTCAAAAACTGTAGGAGTATTACTTGGAAAATTAATCTCTTCCCATATTACATTGCCTTCTGAGTCTCTTATATTTGTAAGCTTTTCTCTTAAATTAATTTTTTCTGATGTTCTAACCTGCAAGATTTGATCATTAATATATTTATTAGACATTATTTGCTTATCTCCTGTACGACTGGAAGATGAGTTACTAATAATACCCTTTGCGCTACAAGGAACAGTTCTATCAAACTGCCATTCCTTTTTTATTGCGCCTGTATTTGGATCCTGTAAATCAAACTGTCTGTAGACATCCATAAACATAGGCATAACGGAGTCAACAAGATCATACATTAGATAACAACCATTTTATTGATAACATATGGAAGCAGTAGTTGATCTACGTATAGATTGCCTGTCCCTGAATATGTACCAGAATTATATTCAAATTGCCAGTCAAAAGTCTGAATGGATTTCATATACTTATTTCTCCAAACTTTATCTTTAGAGAAATAGTCTTTCATTAATTCAACACAAGCTATATCTACTTCATCTGGGATTTCATCCCAACCAAAAGTTCCTTGAACACGATATGTTGCTCCATTATAAAATGCTCCGCCGTATGTATCATTAATTGTTGGTGGGACCATTCCGTTTGCAACATATATAGTATTATCAAGCATAGTTGCTCTATTAATTCTTAGACCAAACCCGCTTTCAGAAATTACAGTTGTATAATTCCAATTATCTACACCGTTTAAATTATCTAGAAGCAGTATGTCGTTTTGATACAACTCATGCAGTTCTGATATTTTATATGGCAATGGCAAAACATCTGAGCCTGAACCATATACTATTTGAACATCATCATACAAATAAAATTGCTGACCTGTATAGGCCTCAATTAATTTTCTAGCATATCTTTCCGCATTACATAATTCTAGATACGATTTAGAATTTGGATCAGAATAATCTGAGCCTAGTCCTAAAGAATCCACTGCCTGGCTCATATCTGTATAAGGAGTTTGTACAAAAACTTTATGGTCTTTGTACATAGTTTCACCATTTACATTATAAACCCAGTTTAACCTTAACTGCCTTTGTCTATTTGTATAATCAAATGGAATATAAACAGTATATGTACCGTAATCAACTTCTGACTTTACGGGAGTAAGTGTTGCTAGTGCCACCCCTGGATTAATTGGAGGTGTCACCGCTGGATCTTCTGTAATATCAAAAACTTTTACAGCAGGGAGAGCATCAGCATCGGTAAGCTGACCTCTCCAAAACACCTTATGTGTTATAGGTGAACTTGAATTTACCAGAATTTCCATTTAATAAAGGTTAAGCGTAGTACTCCTGAACTTCCTTTGGAGTTGCTAAACGGAAACCTTCCTCCTTGTCAAAAATTTCTTGAGCGTCATCTTCTGTCATTGCAACAAAAGGATGCTCTTTT